ATGACGGCTATGTGGACAGATTCGGAAAAGACAAGGTTGTAAACATATTGCAAAACGATAAAGGAATCTATTACGTTAGGAATTTCTGTATTGAGTGGAGCAAAAAGAACAATCACAAATATCATTGGCAATGTGATGACGACCTAAAACTGTTACTACATAGACCAATGAACCCGCATAAGGGAACAAGGGATAGGCACAAGCTAACAAACCCTATGAAGATATTTGACTACATAGAGGGAATTGCAGAAAGGTGTGTAAATTACGGTGGAGGTTGTTTAACTCACGATGGCTTTGCTTTTTCCAAAAAGAGGGATATTGACCTAAACAAGATGATATATTGTTTTCAGCTATTGAATAACGACATCAAGGCAAGGTTTCAACCCGACACATCAGAGGACGTGGACTTTAGTGTTAGACTTTTACAAGAAGGATACGTTACAATGATATTCAATACGTTCAGCTTTACAACACCTAAGTCGGGTAGCATCAAAGGAGGTTGCAATTCAAGCATTGACTATCAGACTAAAAATGGAATTGACGGTAGAAAAAGAAGAAACTTGAAATTGTGCCAAACGTATCCAAAGTGGTTTGTTGAGTACGAGAAAAACGGTCAGTCAGAAATAAAGCCTTCCAAAATATGGAAAACATTTACGCAAAGACCTATGACCACAAGGGATAAATTAAAATGAACAAGTACCCCGTTTACATAGTGTCTAAAGGCAGATGGGAAAACCCATTGACGGCTAAAATGTTTTTAAACGACAATGTGCCATTTAAAATACTCGTAGAACCACAAGAGTATGATAACTACTGTAACTCCATAGGCGCAGAATACGTTATGGAATTACCTTTCTCTGACTTAGGTCTTGGTAGTTACCCCGCAAGAAACCACGCTTGGAAAGATGCTATTGAAAACGGACACGAAAGACATTGGATATTTGACGACAACATCCACAGAGCAAGACGGGTGAACAACGGTAAGAAGATACCGATGAACGCGGGTAAGGCATTACAACTTGCAGAGGAGTTTACGGACAGATACAAAAACATAGGTATATCAGCCTTTAACTACCAATACTTCGTAGTGCCGTCTTGTACAGATAAAAAGCCGTTTTACCTAAACGTACACGCATACAGTTGTATGTTAATTAAGAACGATATGCCACACAGATGGAGGCTAAAGTACAATGAGGACGTTGACCTTTGTCTACAAGTTCTGAACGATGGTCTATGTACTGTTTTATTCAACGCATTCGTTATGGACAAAACATCTACGGTTGCAAAGATGAAAGGCGGTAACCAAGACGAACTCTACAAGAACAACTCACACGACAAGAAGGTTCTAAAGTCAAAAAGCCTTGAAGAAATATGGCCGCAATATGTGCAAACCATAATGAGATTTAAACGTCCTCATCATCACGTAGACTGGAAGAAGCATTTCAAACAAGGTCTGATACGAAAAGAGGATATTGACTTTGAATCAATGGACAAGATTGACGAGAAAAACCTTAAAATTAGTGTTGTAAGCGAAATCAAAAGCAAACAACTTAAGGACTACATACACCGAATTAACACCGATGGGAAAGAAGGATAATTTACTACCACCTTGGAAGAAAGGGGAAAGCGGAAACCCTAACGGGAGACCAAAGAATATTGAGAATGTTCTGAAAGACCACTTCCTTGAGGAGCATAATATGAAGCTGAGTAAAGTACAGACCCAAGACATCATAAAGAACATCTTAGGTAAAACACGCAGTCAGTTGATTGATTTGGCAAAGAATGACGAGTTACCTTTTTGGATTGCGTTGATAGCGAACAAGGCACAACGAGATTTTAAGAAGGGCTCAATTCATATATTGGATGTGTTATTCGATAGGGTTTACGGTAAGCCTAAAGAGGAGGTGGAGCAGACGGTGAACGGTGGGAAACCCGATAAGGTAGAGGTAATAATCCGTAGACCGAATGAAGATTGAGGGAACTGGAGTATTTGATAAACTCTGGACTGCCGTTAATGATAAATCCATTCGGGGAATTGTGTTGGAGGGTGGAAGCCGCTCAAGTAAAACGTGGTCAATCTGTCAAACGTTGCTCCTACTTGGTATGCAAACACCGCAGAGAATTGCGATTGCAAGATGGAGACGAACGTGGATTAAGCCGACAGTACTCGACACTTTTAAGAAGGTCTTTGCAAGTGTTGAAGAATGGAAGGAAGAATCGTTTAACAAATCGGAGTTAAGTTACAACCACTACGGCTCCTCCTTTGAGTTCTATGGGCTTGACGACTCGCAGAAATTACACGGTATTGAGACCGATTTTTTTTGGCTGAATGAAGCCATCGAGACAAGTAAGGATGACTTCGACCAATTAGAGCAGAGATGTAAGGGTAAATGGATTCTTGACTACAACCCATCCACCGATGAGCATTGGATTTACGACAATGTACTGAAGCGTGACGATGTGGTATTGATTCACTCCACTATGTTGGACAATACGTTTCTTGACCAACACATTCGAGACAAGATAAACAGTTACGAGCCAACACCTAAGAACGAAGCAAGAGGTACGGCAGACGAATACAAGTGGAAGGTCTATGGTTTAGGTCAGAGGTCAAGACGAGAAGGAGCCATATACGATAATTGGGTGGAGACCAAAGAAATGCCCACAGATTACAAATGGAAAGCATACGGCTTGGACTTTGGATTCAGTAATGACCCTACCGCCCTAATCGAAGTTATCTACCAAGGTGGCAAGTTGTGGGTTCGCGAGTTACTGTACGAAACGGGACTTACCAATGCAGACATCGCAATGAAATGTGGTCTACAAAGGTCGGACGAAATCATAGCGGACTCAGCAGAACCAAAGAGCATAGAGGAAATCAGAAGGTCTGGGTTTAGGGTTAGACCCGTAGCAAAAGGAGCAGACTCCATTAGGTCGGGTATTGACAAGCTAAAGTCAGTCCAAGTTATGGTGCACCAAGACTCGGTTAATGTTATACGAGAGCTTCGTAACTACGCTTGGAAACGGGACTACAAGACCAATCAAGTTACCAATAAACCCGAGGACAATAACAACCACGCACTCGATGCCTTGAGATACGTGGCAATGGAGAAGCTGAAGGCGAACGCTGGGAAATATTTAATAAGATGAAATTTTTAAGAAAAACAAAATACTATGAAGGAATTGTTTACGAGTGGAATCTGCCAAGTGGTTTCACTTGCCCATTTGCGCTGGAATGTTTAGTCAAGGTTGATAGGCATACGGGAAAGTTTGATAACAAGAGCAAAGCGTACCGATGCTATTCAGCTATGCAAGAAAGGTTTCCAGCGGTAAGGGAGCACAGATGGAAGAACTTTGATTTTTTGCGTGATGGTGGAGTACCAGTTCTACCTAAGAAATCGGAAGCGGTTCGGATTCATATGAGTGGAGACTTTTATTCGCAATCCTATTTTGATATGTGGTTAAAGATATGCAAGGACAACCCAAATGTTGAATTTTGGGCTTACACTAAAAGCTTAAACTATTGGGTAAACCGATTGAATGAAATACCCGACAATCTTATTTTAACGGCAAGTAAAGGCGGAAAACACGACCGTTTAATTGAGTTGCACGGGTTAAAGAATGTTGAAATAATTAAGAAAAAGGAACAAGCTAATGGCAGACCTATTGACACTTGCGATGACCAAGCTAGAAAGCCAAAAGTAAACTTCTGCCTACTAGACAACTTTGGTTAGACACAAAATAAGAAATTCGCTATTTATAAACAGATGAAGATAGAATTACCAAACAGTTGGGAGGGCGTAAACATTGAGCAGTTCCAAGCATTGCAGAAGATACTCGCAGAAAAAGGAGACGAGTACGCAACTAACGTGGCTATCATTAGCATAATGTCGGGGATTCCAATGGAGGAAATTGAAACGTACTCATTAAAGACCTACGCCAAGTGTATGGATGCCCTTTCTTTTTTGACTGAGCAATTGGTCGGAAACGTACAGAAGATAGCTGAATTTGGCGGTCAAAAATACCAAGTCATTACGGATATATACGACTTGAACGGTGGACAGTACATTACGTTGATGCACCTTATGAAAGACCCCGACAAGATTATTGACCAACTCCACGAGATTATGGCGGTGTTCTTGATTCCTAAAAAGAAAACTTGGTACGGTTGGAAGAAGCAACCATACAACGCAGACAAACACAGAGACATTGCAGAGGCAATGCTACAAGCACCGATGACAATCGTTCAGCCATTGTCCGCTTT